AAGCAAAATATATATAATCCAAATTACTAGTGCAATAAAAAGTAAACATATTTCTCCTAGAAAAATTACTGCAAAAATTTCTGAAACATCATCTTCCTCACTAAAAAGACCTATGATAATTCCTATCTGTGCGAATACAGGAATTGATATTCCAATCGCCTTAATTAATCTTATCCAATCCATCTAGTCCTCTCTTTCTGCTAGTTTTGCGTAATTCCAATGACAGCAACTATCTTCACTCTTTACCGTAAATGACGTACCTCCATCATCCCACGCATATACTGTCCCATTTTCAAATTTTGCAAAATGACGAGGATACCACGTTTTTTCGTTACCACTACTATCTGTTGCATAATCTCTTACATAAATCGGTGTATCAACCTTGACCTTGCTCCAATCTACCTGCTCAACGTATTCCTGTTTAAGCCACTCTGACATTTGTGCTATACAGCTCACCACCCTCTGCTTTTTCCTGAATATGCAATTCTCACAAGTAATCTGCTTACAAATAGCTATTTTCCCATCTTCGCTTACAGCCATTGATCTAGCTATTGCGTCATAAATTTTCTCTTTATAAAATTCTTCGTTTGTCATTTTTAACCTCCATTTTTACAAGTTATATTTTGCTATGTTGCTTCACTCCTTAACATTTCTTAACATTTTTGTCCTTTAGTTCCTGCTTCTTTTTGTTCTTGGCTCTGTCTAATCTAGCCATTAGAATGCCTGTTTCCGTAATCTCATTTGAATTGTTCAACCCATTGCAGTTGAGATATAGTAGTTCCGACCGGGTTATGCACCTTAAATTGTCGATGTCGAAATTTCTCTTATTTCCATCAAGGAATATTATTGGGCAGCCTTCGGGGATTTTTCCCTTAGTTTCTTCATACACAACTCTCTGCTTTAATCTCCACTTGTTAGGCTCCGCAACCTTAACCTCTATGTATCCGTCTTTTGAAATTCTTTCACTTCCAACAGGTCTGTGGTTTGGTGGAACGTTGCCCTTTGCAAACATTGTGTGTTTTACTTTTTCATAGACTTCCTTTGGCATTTTCTTGCCCTTGTTGTGTGGTGTCTGCCCCTTTCTGAACTTGCCGGTTAATCCTGAATTTAATTTATTGTTTGCCTTGTATGATTTAATCGTTCTACTTGTTATGTTGGTATTGAACTTCTGATTAAACAGGTCTGCAAGCTCCTGGTTATATCTTCCCTTGTAATTATCCAGAATGAATTGCTTCATTTCATCCGTGTATTTCATTCCATACATTACTTACAGCTCTCCATTCATTTGTTTGTTATTCCAAGCAATGGGATTTCAACATCCTCACCGCTTCCGTATTCATCAAAGTGCTTTTTCGCCTGCAATGCCAGGTTTCCATTATCAATGATTGTCTTGGCAATCTTGTTGACCGATTCACTTCTCTTGATTTCCTTATCAAGTTCTTCCATCGACAGCTCATCATCATTTATTCTTTCAATTGCTTCAAACAAATAGTTGTTCAAATCTGATAGTGTATTCTTCATTGGTTATTTACTCCTTTGCCTTCAAATTAATTTATTTAATTACTGTTCTTAAGTCTCTTCTTTCGCTGTCCATGTCTATTCCACATTCTTCTGCAATTATGCTTATCTGCTCTTCCCATGTGCTGTAATCCTCTGCAATGCATTCAGCCTTGTTGTCGAATCTCTCAAACATCTGCTTTATTCTTTTGTTACCAAAACCAAATTCATCATGCATTGTTACAGCCATTAGGATTTTTACATACAGTACTGTGTTGTACTTAACATTGTCACTGAATTTGTCTAAGTCTGCTTTTGATACCCTTAAAGGTAGGTCAATGGCATTTCTCATTTTTAGGTCTGCTTCCAAGGCATCCAATCCCTTTTCTCTTGCAAACCTTAGGGCATATGCCATACCCTCACGTCTTGCCTGTTCCTCTTTTGACATTCTTGCCATCCTTATTTCCTCCATTGCCATAAGCCTTTGCTCTAAAAATCTTTAGTGCATTGTCTCTTGGTCTTCCGTCATTTATGAACTCTTCCTGTTCGTGTGTTAAAATGCAGCCAAATTCCTTACTTGTCTTTTTTCTCATTCATTTTCTCCAGCTTCGCCTTAAGCTCTGCTCTCTCTTCCTTAATTCTTGCCAATCTTACGTGATCATCTGCTGATAAGATTGAAACTGAAAATAAAATCTGCGATTCCATTCTGTCCAATTCCTCTAAGCGAATTTCTATGTCCTTAACTTTCATTTTGTTGTTTCCTCCTCTTGTCTCTGTTTTCAATCAGTCGTCTTTCCAATGCCTGATAGTCATATTGCCTTTGGTCATTAAATGTCTTCTTGTTTTGTTGCTCTTTCTTTACAGGATAAAAATTACTCCAATCACCTGCTATGGCATTCTTGACTGCCTGTATTTTCTCCTCGTCCGTGTCTGCCACCTGTTCAAGTCTCTCAATCAATGTCTGTATCTGATAGCCAACAATCTGTCTTCCCTTTTGTTCCCTAAGTTCCAGAAATTGTCTAAACACGTCATTAAGGTTTTCGTTGGAAAAATACTTTATATTTTCTTTACTTTTGTTTTCTTTTATTTTCTTTTGTTGTATTTCCGTATCATTTATGTTGGTTTCTGTTACATTTACACTTGTTTCTGTTACATTTATCGGTTTTAATGGTTCATTTAATAAGGGTTGACCTTTTTCATCAATCAACCTGTATCTTGTTTTCTGGACTTTGTTCCTAACAGTCACTGTATCGTAGCGTCGCTGAATTCCAACAGAGGTTATAACTCCTTGCATCAGGAGGTCATGATCAAACAGACCTATATCCGCACAAGAGAGAATAACTTGTAACACAAAGTCTTTTTTGTTAACCCATCTGTTACCGATTGTCTTGATGATTTTAACCGGAAGGTTCTTCTTGAGCTGTTCAAAGTTTTTAAACTCAAGAAAGTAACCCTCTCGGTAAACCATCGAAATGACTATGTCGTAAATGGTTTGACCCAATGGACCATATTCATTCATCAGGTCCATTATTTTAAAGTCTTCATAATAATCAACATCTTTTGGGAAATAACTAAGTCCTGCCTTTATAGGTCTTCCCATTTATTTCTCCCATCTTAATGTAGTTTCCTGCTTCATATTCCCTATATATCTGCATCCAATCATCAAGTGTCATTGTCACCAGAATGTCTGCATTGTTTTTCTTGTGAAACACTGCCGGAAGTTCATCCTGCCTTGAATCTCTTCTTGCCTGCTCCATCCAGTCATACAAGTGCATTTTTTCCTGATGTTTTGCTTCTATATGTATTCCTGGAAGTCCCACAACGTCTGCATCACCATTTGCCCCACAATACTGCTGGCCTCTTCTGGTTCTGTATCCGTATTCCCTTAGATGCCCGGCAAGTTGTCTTTCAAACCTTGCCCCCTTCTGCCTTGCATTAACTGCCATTCTGTATCTCCCTTACTCTTTTCCTTGTTGCCAGCAACGACCAACCTATTCTCTTTAATCTGCTGCTTTCCTGTTTGTAATACTTAATGACAAGTTCATCTTCCTCGCCCTCTATTGGTTGAAAATACCCTTGTCCATTGGATAGATTAAGTATTACCGTGTTTCTTCTGGCCATTGCAATTTCTTCCCTTATGTCTCTGTCTGACAATCCTGTCACCTTCTCTAGCTTTTTTCTTGAAATCGCATTGTCCTTTCCGAAAGGGATGTAATCTGAAATGTTCATTGTCACGTCTCCTTTCTGCCTGCCACCATTCAGGTGACAGGTCTTACAATTTTGTGATATATATTTTGATTTATGACTGTCTGTTTTTTAATAATTGAAGAATGGCTTTGATTCTGTCTGAACCTTTTTTTCAGCCGGTTCCTCATTGTTTTTCTTTCCTTCTGGAACACTCTCTGTTTCCTCAACTGTCTGTTCTGCTGTCTGCTCCACTACTTCCTCATAAGTTTCATCTTCTGACTGCTCAACAGGTGTTGTTTCCACATATGTATGTGTTCCATCCTCATTAATTACTGTCATGTCGCTGTCAAGTGCTGTCTGTAGGTCAATGCTCATTATTCCCCACTTGCTTATGATTTGTCTTAACATGGTCTTGTATGCCATTCCGTCAAAGTCCTTGCTCCAGAAGGTCCACTTCGTTCCCTTCTTCAAGTCTGATGCATATCCCTGTGAATACTTCACTGCGTGAGCCTTCATCTTTTCCTTTGACCAGTACATTGCCTTCCTGAATCCATTGACATACTCAAACATTGCATAATAGCCAATTGTTTCTGCCTTTTCTCTCTCATTTTCATCTGAAATGAGATTTACTTCTATGTCTTCATTAAGTGGATCGAATCTGATTAACTCACCTTTCTTAATTGCCAGCACATTTAACTTCTTGTACTGTCCTGATCTGATTGCCAGCTGAATGTAGCCTTTATAACCAAGCTGGAACTGTGCCACCTTTGTTCCTGTTTTGTTATCCTTGAACGGAACCATGTAATACTGTCCAAGCTGTGGACTTGGAGATAGATTAAGACTCTCTCCAAGCAATGCTGCACTTACTATTGATGAATTTTGACATTCCTGTAATGTTGGATTGTTTCCAACCGCACTTACTATTGAACTGATGAATCTCTTTCCGTTCTTTCCACCAACAACCTCATTAATCTGATTCTTTACCGCATCATTTTTCAAATATGCCGTAAAACTTGTTTCTTGTCTTTTTGCTAAACTGTTTGATACTGCCATTTCATTTCCTCCTACTGTATCTGCTCATATTTAATGTTGTTTTTCGTAAGGAACTCACCCAATGCATTGAGCTGGTTTCCTGTTCCACACACCCTGATTACTATTGTGTGTGTCTTCTCTTCCTGATTTTCTTCTGTTCTTTCTTCCTGTGCCTCTTCCTCAACAGTCTGTGAAACACTTTCCTGCTTCTGCTCCGGTTCCTTCTTTCCTGCCTCTGCAAGTTTTTCGGCTTCTGCCTTTTCTCTTGCCTGTCTTTCCTCAAGTTCTGCCTTTCTTCTTGCCTCATACTCGGCTTTTCTTCTTGCATTTTCCTCGTATGTCTGTTTAACCATCAATGCTTCTGTAATGTTGAGGGTTTCAATGTATTTCTTTTTCATTTCAAACTGATATTCACCGGTTTCAGCATTAATGACTTCCAAGTCGTGTCTTACACTGTCTCTCATATGCTCCATATCATTGGTTATTGACTTTAATGTTGTTGTCACATTCAGATAACTTTCCTTGAAAACACGTTTGAATGTGAGTATCTCCTTCAGCTCTTCGGCACTTGCAAAGGTCCTGTCATATATCTCCTCAACCTTTATGAGCTTCTCTTCCCTTTTCTTCTGGTCATAAGCCTTTACCTGACTGTCAATGTTGGCATTTGCCTCATCTACAATTGCAATCAGTTCCTTTACCTGGCCTTCAAACACACTGTATGGTTCAAGCATCATCTTCTTGACATCTTTCTTTCCGTCATTCAATGCCTTGCTGAACTTATTAAGTGCTGCCCTGTCAGCCTTTGCTTCCTTTATGTTTTCATCCGTGTACACCAATGACTTGTACACGTTTGCCTTTTCAGTAACTTCTTTTTTTAATTCCTCAAAGTTCCAATCAATGTGCTTTAGTGCATTATCCATTGTTGGATTGTAAATTTTTAATTCCATCTTTTTGGTATTCCTCCTGTTTTAAATTTCCGGCAGAATGAGAGCCGGCTTTTTTCTTTTTTTCACAAGCTCCATGAACTCCCTTTCTGACCTTTTTATTATCTCAATGTCTTCCTCAACATCTGCCCTTTCAATGTGATAATCCTTTGTGATTAGTCTTATGCTCTTATTCCACACACTCTTTATCTGTGCCCTGAGTTCGACAAACTCATATTCCGTCACCATCAGGTAATGAAGCACCTGTATGTAATAATTGTCCGGGATGTGTTCACCATCCCATTTTTCCTTGTGCATTGAACCAAAAAGCTCACTGGTCTTGCATTCAAATATGCCCTTCCTCCCGGTTTCAAGTTCTGTCAGTTCTCCATCAAGTGATGCGTGAGCAAACGGATACTTGTCATTGAGAAGCATGTTATCACCAAAGTATTCAACCTTGTATTCCGGGTGGTCCAATGCAAATATTGCTCTTATGTGTTCCTCTGCCCTGCTTCCATATATTACATACGGTTCATTTGATATGTCTCTTGGCTTGGTTATTCCAACCATTTCATTCCAAAACTCCACATTGTTCTTGTAGGGATTAAGTCCCAACACTGCTGCTGCATCAGAACCACCTATCTTTCCCTTTCTTGCAAGAAGCCATTCAGGTTTACTTGCAAATTTCTTTCTTGTAACCATTTCTAATCAACCTGTTCATTAAGAATTTCATCCGTACAGTGCATCAATAATGTAACCAGTATCACCATTCCCAGAGCCACAAGTAACTGCCCTGCCTTGCTGTCTACCTCAATCCAGCCATTGACTAACATCACTGCTCCTGTTATTACTCCTATTACCACGTTCTTGAATCCGTTAAGTACTCTGTACTTTTCAGCGATAATGTGGTAATCTTTAAGTGGTTTGTTTTTGTATGAGCTTGAACGTATTGCAGTACATTCAGGCTCTTTTCTTTTAACTTCTTTCACTTCAAGTCTTTTGTTTGTTTCCATAAGCTCTCCTAACTGAACATTAAATGTATGAATTTATTCAACATTTCATTTTCTTCTCTTGACAGTTTATTTTTGTTTTCTCTTACACGCTTTTCAGCTTCTTCATCCGACATCACAGAACATTCCAGCAACATCTCAAACATTTCCTTTCCTATGTTTTCACCATGCTTTTTTATAAAATGCCTCTTTACAGCCTCCACAAATATCATTGCCTCACATTCAATTAATTCATCAGGACCTGCCATTGTTGCCTTGTTTTTGTCTACAATAATCATCCTTATCCTCCAATCTTTCTTACCATTTCGGTAGTCTTTTCATCCGTCCAACTATTTGGCTTAGTCAGATGCGGACACAAAGTGTTATTAATGTTCATCTGTCTGCCCAAGGGACAGCTCTTACAACTTCCTGAATACTTAATGCAGGTCTGCCTTAAGTTTCTTAAGCTGTTAATTGCTCCCACCAATTCAATCACCCCTTTCTCTTTTGCGTAGATTATAATTATGGAAAGTATTCCCTAATCTCTTTAAAATTTCTTCTGCTTTTTCGTTAGACACTATGCAATCATCATGAATGATTATTTGTGTTCTTCCGATATTAAATTCCTCTACTACCATCCCCTAACCTCCTTCTGTTCTTTTTAATAAGATATGTTTATTTGAATTTGTCCTATTGCTCTTTTGTAAATTGCTTTTCTCCATATTCACACCTCCTATAATTCCCATAATGCCTGAACGATTAGTGCGTTAACCTCTTTTCGAATACTTGTTAACGTGTAATCGCTTCTTTTTTATCCTTTTCCTTTTTGCTTTTGTACGAAACGACTTCTTCCCTGTAAAATGATTATTATTGGATGCTATTCCTTTCAATGGCTCACCTCTTTCTTTTTATCTTTCATTGTTTTTACTTGAATTATTTTCACGTTCTATATTGAA